TTAATACGGACAGGCTCTGACAGAAGGGCACCGGCAACAGCATCCAGACCATCATCAAACCCGGATTTATTTTCCGGTTTCCACTCCACCATTTCTTGTATAAAAGGCGTTTTTTTGACATCGTTATGAACAAAAAGAGCCTCTGCTGCCAGAACAGAATCAAAACCTTCTAGAATACGTACATGCTTTGGCTTACTATTTGTTTTTTCAAGAACAGCGCAACCAATATTCCGCTTTCCGAGTTCACGCCTTAAAATAGACGGTAAAAATTTTCCTATGCCATTGGTTTCAATTGTAACAGAAGGAACAAAATACTTTTTAACAATATTTGCTATTTGCAAACTTTGATCTGTGGCCTCGTCAATCTGTTTATCACCTGTGTTGATATAGGCAATATGGTGCAAATAATAGTTACCCTCCTCATCTGTGAAAATAATTGCAAAAACGCTATTGTCACTTTTTAATGCGCCAAAAGAAGGGTCCCACCAACTACTGCAAGAGACAATTTTTTTATTATTTATTCGCGGATAGAGTCCGCCCATTACTTCGTGGAAGTCAATATCTTCGTCATAAAAATGTAATAAAGACGTATCAAGACGGCTGTCATTAACATTGACTGGCTTCAGCATCATCTGCGAAGCAAATTGCTGCGGCCCGACTTGCCGTTTTATTTTCTCGATTGTCTTGTGGGAAAACATTTCCGGCCAGTTTGAAAAACCCAATTTATTCAGAACAGGGATTTCATACCGTTCAAATCCTTCTAAATATGCGTTCTCTTCGCCAATTTCCTGACGAGGTTTTGAGGAATAAATAGAAAAATATGTATGTGGTGTTCCAATAAAAACCTGCTGTCCGGAAGCCGTCAAAACAAAACGACTTTCATTCAAGCGTTCTCTTAAGGCAATTCTTTTTTCGTGTGTACCACAAGTATTGGGCACTTCAACATCATCATAAATAATAATATCAGCGCGACAGCCGGTAATATTGGTTGTAATACCTGCCGCTAATACGGATGGATCGCGAAGCTCAATCTCACGGTTAATAACAAATCGATCAGCAGCCCACTGGTCAGGATTCTTCGGTCTTAGATCTGCTGTTAAAGGATGATTCTCTATTATCTTTCTGATGTTGCGAACCATCTTGGTAGCCAGTGATTGGTCGGCGGCTAACACTAGGAGGCGCAAAGCCGGATCCCGATATAGGAGGAATGCGGAAAAAAGCGCGATCATCGACGATTTGCCCGCTCCGCGAAACGCCATCAACAGAAGTTGCCGGTCTCCATTCTTTAGAGAGGTCGTCAACCACTTTCCCAACTTTCGATGAATCGAAGGCGTTGTGTATTTCTGGTTTATGTTCCATAGCTCTAAGAATACCCTAAATTGCTCTGTAATCAAGAGATTTCAACCCTTTCATGTCTTTTAAAATAATGGCCTCAGCCATCTATTTGAAATTGTTTGCCTTTATTTGGAGTCGTTTTTTATTCGCTTACATGCCTCATCAATTAAAGATTGCAAATTCTTCCCTGGGTTGGAGTTTTTGTCCTCAACGATAGTCTGATCTATTATGTTTTTTTCATAGAGCTTCAACAAAGATTCAAGATGCGAGATGGCTTGTTTGCAAGCGGCATGATGTTTGGCAAAATCAGTATTTTCATCATTTTCAACTTTAGAGTTTGTATATTGATCATACGAGCGCATTGTTTTTTCAATCCCACTTTTTAAAAATGAGATAACTTTATTTGTCATGATATCCATTTAAGACTCTTAGAATTTAGAGATTATGTACCATTGGGCACCATCAGACACAATTGTCAGTGCTTCGTGTTGGGCGCTTAATGGTTGTGTATAACCGTCGGGACCACTACCGCCCAATTCACTGACATTAACCAAATTAGAAGATACGTCTGTTTTCTTAATCGTGACTGTACGTCCAATCGCCTCAGGCGCATTTGCGGGAGGCAGGCGTGCTTCAAGAGCGCCGCCAAAGCTAGAGAGTAAATATGTATTGACCGACATATCAATATCATAAATACCGTTTCCATCATAATAACGTGTGTTACCAGCCGTACGGTTTGATGCAGTAACAAACCATTCTGCCCCATTCGAAATCGCTGTCACATAGTCGTTTTCACTTCCAAGATAATAATTTCGGCTATCTGGACCATTACCACTATCTTCTGTAACTGTAATCACATTTTGTGAGCTATCTATTTTTTTTATGGTCATAGAAACGCCAACAGCATTAGCAGCGGTTGGTAAGTTCACAGTTAAAGCTCCACCAAAAGAAGAAATAAGATGAACGGAATGCGATGTATCAAGCGTTATAGCGCCGCTAGCATCAATATACTCTGTGTCATAACGCTGAAGCGTGGCATTTAAATCTGTAACTGTTGTTTTTTGTAATCGGTTCTTATAGGGGAAACCCGCATTATAGGCAGTATATTCCCCACCTGACAAATCCCATATCGCAGCACCATCACTCACAGAAAGTAAATTATAAATCCCAGTTTCGATAGATCCATTTTCAAGTTTTATATTTGGAACTTGATTATTAGACTCAGCGTAAGGATTGATCAAAAGCGTTTTGTTCGAGTTCGGTCCAATAATAAAACACCCTTGCGCCGTACCTTTTACATTCGCTTCACAGTCGATAAAGGAATTATTAAATTGACCATCTTCAATATAAAACCCGGCCCCTGAAATATCCGCCCCTAATGAGTAAGAACGACAAGCGTGAAATTTATTAGCATTCGGTGTATCACCCGCCCCGGTTCTTACGAGATGAAATCCGTTAACAGATGGTTGTTCAACAAGAACGCGATCAAAATTATTCCAATAACATGGTTTGTTTGTATCGTTATATCCATCCAATTGAACCCCTGTATTCGGTTGAACAATCGTAATATCAGAGACAGAAGTTTGAACCACAGGACGATCCCGCCCATAAAGCTTTATACCTACATTGCCTTTTTCAATTCGAAAATTAGCCAATGTTGAATGATCCTCGACAACTTCTATCGCGTTAAAGCTATTATCCTGACATTCTAAAACAGACGTTTGACCAGCACCTTTTATAGTTTGGCGTGCTTTAAGCGTTATCGTTCCTGAAATCAGATATCTCCCTTCAGGAAGAAAAACGGAATCGTATGCTGTTAATGCTTTTTGGATAGATAATGTATCATCTGTTAAAGAGTCTCCCTTTGCGCCAAAATCTTTTACCGAGACAAAGTCGGAAAATTTATCACTTGTTGTTCGTTGAATGGCGCCCAATCCATTAGCGGTATAATCAGGGGATGCCATAGAGCCCTCTAAAGAAACAGCTATTGGGTCTCCACTTTCATTAAAGCCTAGAGCTTTATTGGCCCTCTGCGACCGAGCAGGTATTTCAACATTGCCCGGCACCTCATGATCACTATAACGAAGCATGGATGAGAGATCACGATCAATTTGCTGAATAGATCCTGTGAGATAATCCAATTCATTGTTGATTGCCTGGGCTGAAAAATCACCACCCTCGATAAAGTCGGTAATTCGCTCTAAAGGCAGCCGCCTTTCTAATGTAAGAACAATACCATTGTCGGGAGCGCTATCAAATTCTATTATTCCGCCTGATGTATCTCCGGCGTTAGAAACATCAAAGCCGTTAAATTGTTGTGCCCCATCAAAATAAACTGCTAAATCCTCACTCGCAAAAATTGGGAATGGGTATTGAAATATTGTTTGCGTTCCATTCGCAACATATCGTACCAACGGCTTTACCGCTGGCATTTTTATATGCTCTGTCATTTTAATATATCCTTAAAAAATAGAATCAATAAGATCATTTAATCCATCACGTGTTTTAAGATTACGTGATAGAGAATTCCTACTTTCAACTTGTGTTCTCTCTAGTGTATTTTTACGCCTGACATTTTCCAAATTATTATCGATCGTATTGAGACGAAGATTATCCAGCTTTTCACGGTTTAAGCGCTCTTCGTCCGATTCATTAAACATCCCGAGAAGAACAGCCTCAGAAGAACCGTTGTTACTACTGACACCAGCCCCACCAAATTTGGCCCGTTGACGAGCAACAGCTCGTTTTAAAGCCCTACGTCTTTCATTTTCAGCATCCTGTGCATTAATAAAAATCTGCTGTCGATCAAGCTCCGCTTTCTGGTTTTCCTGCCGCTCTTCCAATTTCTGCTGGTCACGAAGCTGACGAATTGCTAATTCCGAACGATGATCATTTTGATTATTAATAATATTTGTTGTTGCACCAAGAACACTAGCCACTGATCCAACAGTTTTAAATACACCCAAAGCCTGTGTTGCCACAGGAATTAAACTTGCCATGATAATTTCTCCTTTTTATTAATCATTAACTTTTATTTCCGCAGCAACTGATAAGAGCGTAAAAGGATACGGAACCGTTTGCTCAATTTTCCAAAATGAATCTGTTCCGTTTTGCTGCCATCCATATCCACGAACTTTTATATCATCACTCACAATAGGTGGTGCTGCATTCAATATCTGGTCTTCGTTAAATTTTTTCAATGGTACGTCCTGAAAACCACGACCCAAATCCAGCCTTAAAGCCTGTGTATTCTGAATACGATAAATCGCCTCGATCAAACGCATTTTACGACCTGCTGTTGCTTCATTAAAAGCAGGTGGTAATGGTTCTATGATATGTCTATAAGGCAATCCAACTTCTAATTTATTCGCTGTATCATCAAGTGTTATAGACCCATTCGTCACTAAATAAGTTTTGTCTTTCGCAATGTCGTCTGCAATAACTGTAACAGTTTGGCCGTTCAGATGATCGAGCCCGGACCAACTATCGGTCGCTGTTGTCACTTCACCTGTAAGGGCAGAATCCAAATTAAGCGATTCATCAAATTTTTCGACAAAATAATCCTCGCCTCGCTGTACCATGATATAAACATCCTCTCCAACAACTGAAACAGCCTTTACCAAACCATTGGTTTCGTGAAGTGTCCAAGCGCGCACCTGTTCTGCGCGATAAAAAGTCATCGTTGCAAATTTTCCATCTTCACGAACAACAAAAATAAGCCGCCTTGACGCATCATAATCCTGATCAATAATATTTTTGGGAATATGACGCGATATAAGCGCCAAATCAATTGCTGTATATGCTTGTTCGATATCTGTATAAAGAAATTCTCTAATTTCCTTTCCATTACGTGCAACAAATACTGTCGCTCCATCTACAGTTACTGGCGGGATATAACGTGTAATAACCGAACCTACACGGGTTTGGCGATTTAATTGTACTGTTTCTGGCGTAAGAGGAATACCGGTCACTTGCCACTCAGCACCACTGGTAAAGACTTGTAAATGTCGTCCAGAAAAAATGCCACGTATCGCATTAACTTGGTCAGACAAAATCGAAAATTCTATCGCTTCATCATCCAACCCCTCCCCTAAATCAAAGTTAAAAAGATCACCTGATCGCGAAAACCAAAGACGATTAGGCAAATCACGCGAACCTCCAATAACCAGACGATCCTGATGGAACGCAACCGTCACGGGATAACCACGCACTGCCGAATAAGCCTGTTCAAACCAATCAATTGTTGCATCTGTACTTACTAAATCTTCAATTACAGAAACTGTTACAACTGTTGGTGAGTTATAACTTGTGACCTCAACCTGCTTTCCTCCGACTTGAAGGCGTGTTCCGGCATGCCCTGCAAAGAAAATATCTGTCGAAGCCGTCAGTGTAATAGTACCTGTTGTACCGCTAGGTGTAACAGTAACCGCACTATCGGCAAATTTATAAAATGGTAGGTTAATAACATTATCTTCAGTAAAGTAAGTCCAGTCTTCCAAAATAAAACTTCCACTATCATTACGAAGTAACTTTCTGGGAGGATAATCAGCATGCACAAGTAAAAGTGTATCCGCACTTTGTGTCCAAGCCACCTGATCGACTTCATTCGTAGGCCATGGCGACACTAAACTGGTTACTTTTGCATCGTCCAAATACACATCAATTTGATTGCCCGTAAGAATAATGAGATAAGTTTGCTCCGTATTAAATTCAAACGGTATCAAGCGTCCATCACCGGCAATCGTGTCAATGTAACGAAGACCTGCACGGCGCGTGACGCCACCAGTTGGATAGATGAAAAGATTTTGCAGGGTTGCGGCACCATTTTCATAGGCCCGTAAATCACCACGCCCCAATAAATCGGGAGACACCTCTCCCGATGTAAAATTGCTTTTAACTTGTCTTGCTCTGGTCACTTTTACCTCACGTCAATTAGAGTAAAATCTTCGATCGCATTCGGGCTGTCCTGCTGTGCGTCTATCTGGCGGGCGCGTTGAAATTCGCTATCGGCAAGACGATACATCGCTTCGGCGCGGGATGTGCTTTCCGTGACCGGGATACAAAATTCTGCCGCCAATCTGTTGATGAGTGCCATATCGAAAAATGGGGGGAACTCTTCTTCGTCCGGACGAAAAATATAAGTCAAAACAATTTCGTCTTCGTTGCTATGTAACTTGTTACGGGCAATACGGTAATTGCTGCCGCGGCCCTTTCCTATGCCGCCAGCCGAAATAGCCCGTAGAAAATCATTAGGCAGGTGGAAAGCATTTAAATAATCGGCAATCGGTGCCTCAGACGATTTTGTTAATGTCATTTGGCCCATCGCAAAAGTCCATGGATATGCCGATAGCAACGCATCACGCACAGGCGCAAAAAGCGCCCCCGCAATTTCAGATTCACTTGTGTTATCGTCAAAAGACGTAATGGGTGCAGCACCGAGCCGAATAAGGGCGCGGGAGCACAGGGCTATGTCATTCAAAGCCATTGTTGTTCTCCTTAATGTTTGTTAAATGTAATGAGTAATGAAAAAATTTATTCAAAAATATAGATTGCTTTCCTTGAAACAAAAATATTACTTGTATTTTGTCTTTTTTCTTTTTTGTTGGGCTTTATTAATTGGTTGGAATATAAGATCCGATAACAATACAAGCGGTATTTATGTTTCTCAAAATTACGAATTGCTAGAATGCGACTCTGAAATTAGGCTATACACTCATAACGATGCATCTAGTTTTGAAACACAAAGTGAACCTGATATGACTCAAACTATAAAGGAACAAATTTGCGCTTTAGACCAAAACTTTGACGGAAGCGTCAACGACCGTATAACGCTGTTTTCATATAGCGTAAGAATTCTTGAATTTTGGACTGTAAACCGTCCAGATATAGCACAATATTTTTATCGAAAAATTATTTCTGCGAATGAAGATGACGCATTATCACTTTATATTAAACAAGAAAAACTAAAATAAGTTATCTTTTATAACATTCGGCATGTCTCATTTTTTCGACTAGCTTTTCTTTTTCTGTTTGAATCTTATTAATATCGCGCCCTATCTGACGTATTTCTTTTTCAAATTCTTCGATCTTATCTTCTAGCTGAAATTTAATACTATTGTAATCATTAAGAGCATTTTCAACCTCTCTGGAACTAGGCGCACCCACTCTATCACTAACCATACTGCTCATTGTTATTAAATTTTCTGATATTTTTTTAGAAACTGCCCCAACACTAAGTGAAACGCCATATTCTGTAGCTAGATTTTTATAATTATCTTTCGCGTTTTCAATTTTATTTTTAAAAGAATTAATCTTGTTTTTTCTGTCTCTAATTTCATTCTGTAACAAATTTGCCTGGCCGTTTAGAGTTTCTATTCTATTTCTTAAATCATCACATACGGAATTATCTTTCATAATTTTCTCCTTAAATAAAAAAACGGCCCCTCAAATGAATGAGGGGCCGCCATATTGATACGGGAAACGCGTCAATTCCGATGACGTCTATCAAGGCGAGCCAACTGGCGTGTCAGGAAGGAAATAATCGCCAACGCTCAAGCCTGATTGTCACGGTTTGGGGAAAAGCGGTCTCAATCGCGTTTACGCGAGAGCCGATACCGTAACGGCGCCGGCGGTAATATCCGTCACAACATAAAATGCTGTGGCGGGCGTACCATCCGTATCAATATTTGCAACAATGATATCATTTTCGTTCATCATATCTGCTGCATTGTTAAAATAATCACTTGAGGTAATAGAAGAATCTTCTGTCTTGTAATGCCACAAAGTGAAATTATTGGCATAAGCCAATACACTTAAATCTGCTAATTGTAAGCTCATAATCTATCTCCTATTAATCCGGGGTTTCATCACAACCGATAACAACAACGCCACTATCGTCGATCAAACATGAGCCTTGAGACATCATATTATTGACGAAGTGTGCTGCACGATCGCCATGCCAAGTAACATCTGTTTGGACATCACTACCAACGGCGTGACCAATGGCTGTTTTATGGTAGTAATAACAAGAACGAATATCGTTACCGTCAATCGGAAGACCTGAATGCGGGATCCAGATTGTTCCGAGCCACATTTTAGCCTGTGTGATATTGGAATAAGGCAAACTTCCTTTACCAATATAATCGGCATTCACGAATTCTTCGATTTGAAGAAGTTCGCTCCATTGCTTCCAGCCAATGACAGCAAAACGCTGACCATCATCAGGAACATCATTTTCACCAAAGGTTTCAAATGCCTCTAGTATTTTATCCTTCGTCAAACCGGTATTGCCGTTGGCAATCGTATTTGAGGAAGAGCCTGAAAGCGCATTGATAATGAACTCATCAGTCTTACGGCCCAGCGCATTTGCACCTGCGGCTGCAATAACTTGACGTTCATCAATATTGGTTTTGAGTTCATCAAGGCGATCAATCCAATCACCTGCATAATAATCCTGCAAAATACATTCAACATTTGAATGGGCAAGATTCATCACAGGAACCATTCCATGTGTCGATTTAGTCGAGGCTGTACCTTTGCCTACTTTTTGAAAGACGGCAGAAGCTCCTTTGACTTGGTTAATAGTACGTACAGTATTCCTTAATTTGGAACCCTGACGTTGATAGGCTTCATGCACTTCGCGTTCGAACTGCTTGATGAAAGCCTGGTCAATAGATGTTGACATAGTTTTACCTTTCTTATGGTTAAGTTTTAAAGGCAGTCGAATCAGCGTTGTCGAAACTTGCTATAGTTACGGCGCATTACATGACTGTTATGAAGAGAAATAAGGCGGCACTGTTAAAAGTGGGCCGTTATCTAATTATGACTTCAGGGAATCAAGACGCAATTTTGGCCTTGATAAAACCAATATAGGAATAAAAACCTAAAATGTCAAGAAGAGTTTTGAATTTTCTTGAAAAAAAATCTTATGTATATATATTAGATATAATATTAGGAGATTCTGTAATGTTTCAGCAACTAATCAATAATTTGCAATTAAATGCCAGTAATGACGATTATGATTCACGACGTACCCACGAACGTCGCGAAATGGATAGTTGTGTTGCCATCATTGACGGAAAAGCTTACCCGGTGAAAAACTGGAGTAAGGGTGGTATTTTAGTTAATGCAGATGATCGCAACTTTGCTCTTAACGATGTTAAAGATGTCACGATGAAATTCAAACTGGCAGATCGCGTTATGGATGTAAGACATAATGGGCGCATACTCAGAAAAGATAAGGATCAGTTCGTTATACA